GTAATGGTGATCGAAGCCGCCGAATGGCAAGAACTAAGCCTCGTGCCGTTCGGTGCCGTACCCGGTGCCGTCGTCGAGCGCGTCGCCGCGACTATCCCACAAAACGAACCCGAAGTAAGCAATAATAAGCAAGAGAACCCAAGCGAGGAGACAACCCCAATGGAACAGCAGACCGAGCAGCCCGCCGTTATCGAGGCGCAGCAGATCACTACAACCGTTTACGCGCAGCCCGTCAATTTTAAGCTGCCGTCGCCGTCGGAATACATGGCCGCGTATTTCCGTGGTGGCCACGATTTTGCGCAGCTCAACGCCAACATTAAGGCCGCAGCGCCAAACGTGGTTACTTCCGACACCCCCGGCATCCTTCCGGAAGTTATTGTGACCCCCGTTTATGATGGGCTTAATGCCGTTAGGCCTTTTGTGTCAGCGATTGGCGCAAAGGCAATGCCGCAGATGGGAGCTACGTTTCGCCGCCCGGTTATCACCACGCGCCCGGTTGTGACCGAGCAGCCTACCGGACAGAACAACACGCTCGACCCGTCCACCGTGGTTGTTTCGAACAACGACGTCAGCAAAAAGACGTTTGGCACTTACGTGACGCTCTCGGAACAAGATTTGGATTGGACTGACCCGAACTCGCTTAACATTGTGCTGGAGCAGCTGGCCATTGCCTACGGTCAGGCCACCGACAACTACGCCGTAGACACCATGGTGTCAAGCACCACGCAAACGGAAACTTTGTCAAGCCTTACAGCCCCCGGCGACTGGCTCGAAGCAATCTACGGCGCTGCTTACCAAATCAGTAACGGTAGCAACTACCTTCCAACGCATTACGTGGTTTCGCCCGTAACTTGGGCAAAGCTCGGAATGCTTACCACGACTGCCGGTCAACCGGTATTTCCGTTTACCGGCGCACCAAACTTGATCGGCCAAAACGCTTTTGGTACGTCGTCCGCCACAACGTGGAACGGCAACCCGCTTGGCCTCGTTCTCGTGGTCGATAAGAACATGGCAGGCGGCACCACCACCGGCACGCTTTCCGGCGTTGTCGGACACGCAGCAGGCGCAGCCGCCGGTTTCGAGTTCTACGAGCAGCAAAAGGGCGCCATTAGCATTGACGAGCCGTCAAAGCTTGCCCGTACGATTGCATTCCGTGGTTACGCTGCCGCTTTCATGGCAGACGCCACCAAGTTTGTCAAGATCGTAAACGCTTAACCGAAAGGCGGTAAACCCGCCATGGCGGTTGCCCAAATCACTCAAAAGCAGCTACTTAACAACTACGCGGTTGTTGGGTTGCTTACAAACGCTGACCCGTTGGCCGTGGGCGATAGCTTCACGGTCGCGGGCGTCGGCGCCCCGTTTAACGGCACATTCACCGTTTACGCGCTGCCCAACTATTTGTTTTTGGGCGTCGATGACGAGGGCGACCTACTTTTTAACTATGAAGTAGAAATACAAAACCAAGTACTATTTGCTTGCACCGGCAGCGACGTACAACGCACAGCCGCAACCGGGACGTTTACGTTTGCTACCGGCGCTTGCACATGGATTACAGCTACCCAAATCGAAGATTGGCTAGGTATCGGCACAGCGTCGGCGCTCGATCAAGCATTTTTGACGCAATGCGCGGCAGCGGCCAACGCTTTCGCGTTTAGGCGTCGCGCCGAAAACGGCTACCGGGATAACCCGAGCACGAGCCCCAACGGGGCCGTAACGCTCGGCACAATTGCCTACGGTGGCTTTTTGTACCGTCAGCGTGGCAGCATTACCGATTTTGCAGGGTTTGACGGCATGACGGCTGGCAATAGCGTTGGAATTAGCCCAATGATTAAGCAGCTATTGGGTATTGACCGGGCGCAAATTTACTGATGGGCGTCGTTAATTACACCGATCTATTTAACGAGGCGTTAGACGATCTAACGGCCAAGCTGCAAAGCATTACCGGCTTGCAAGTGGCCAATGACCCGCGCAACATTGTGCCGCCATGCGCGTTTATTGAGGCGCCTAGCTTTCGGGCTATTAACTACAACATTGTGCAAATCACGTACCCGGTGCGCCTTTTGACGCTCGGCCCCGGCAACCTTGACGCCCAACGGTCGCTAATGAACATGGCCGCAAAGCTTTTGGCGGCTAACATTGCCGTTACCGACGGCCGGCCCACTATTGCCGTAATGGGTACCGGCGAATACCCGGCTTATGACCTAACGGTAGAAATGCAAGCCCAAACGGGGTAACTATGGACAAATACAAGATTGCTAGCCACCGGGTAGGCGTCGTAGGCGCTGACTATGACGTCGAGGGCGCCGCAGCCAACGGTATTAACGTGGCCGCGCTGATCGCTGCCGGTTTCATTGTCAAAGTATCCGCACCAAAGCCCGCAAAAAATGCTAAAAAAGAGACAGAAACGAACGAGGAGAATTAAGCCATGGCCACCAGCATTTATTTGAGCAACCCGGTCGTCACCGTTAATTCGGTGGATTTGTCTGACCAATGCACGGCAGCAACCTTTACGCAGCGTTACGACCAGCTCGAGAGCACGGCTTTTGGTGATACCAGCCGCAAGTATGTTTCGGGCCTTGGCAACCACGAATTGACGCTTACGCTCTACATGAGCTACGCGGCCACCGAAACGTACGCTACGTTGTCCAACCTTGTTGGCGGCACGACGACCGTTATCGTGAAGCCTGCTACCGGCGCAGACAGCGCAACAAACCCGGGGCTGACCCTTACGGGCGCGTTGCTTACCGAGCTTCCGGTTGTGAATAGCACCATGGGCGAGCTTTCGACGATTGATGTTACGTTTGTCGGGGGAGTGTTCTCGGCCGACACAACCAACCCGTAATAACCGGCCATAATCGGCCCGACACGAAAGGCACATAATGCAACTATCTCTACGGGTACACGCTGGCGACGGCGCGTACGAGGTATCGACCAACCTTTTTACGGTTGTTTTGTGGGAACGTAAATTTAAGCGCAAGGCCTCAGACATGGCTACCGCCATGGGCGTAGAGGATTTGGCGTATTTGGCGTACGAAGCAAGCAAACAAGCTGGCAAACCCGTACCCGCAGCTTTCGACGATTTTATTAAAAAGTTGTCAGCGCCGTACGTCGAGGTAGTTGAGCAAGAGCCCGTAAACCCTACCCAAGCGGCACCTACCGACGACAACTAGCCGAATTACTAGTTGCGGTTTCGTGGTGGCCGCCGGGTATTGAGTTTGACATTAAAGACCTAGCAACGGTGGTTAAAGTATTGACAGACCGCCACCAACAAAGGTAAACCATGCAGCCACAAGTACCGCTAAACATTGAGGGCGTACGGGAAGCCTTAGCGGAACTTAACAAAATAGACCCGCGGTATCGGCGGCAAATTACCAAGCGCATTAAAGGCGCGGGCGACGAAATTATTACCCAAGCCCGGCAAATGGTGGCTAGTTACGCCAATAGTGAGGGAAACGGGGCGCCGCTTTCCGGTATGCGCCGGGGCAGCCTCGTTAAAGGCCGCGAGGTACGTTGGGATAACAAGGCCGTCCAAAAGGGTTTTAAGGTGCGGGTAGGTGTCAGGGCAACCCGCGAACGGTACGTTAATTTTAATCGTTCGGACGAATTTGGCAACCAATACACCGAACAAGTGACCTACGGCGCGCTGCCGTATCGCATTATGGTTATTCAGCAAGCTGATGGCGCCGGCGCCATTTTTGACCACGCAGGGCGCCGAACCAATAACGGCACGTTTGTTACCAATCTTGAGGCGCAGGCCGACGTAGGCGATCAGCCCCGCGTACTTATCCCAACTATTGAGCGCAACCGCCCGAGCGTTGAGCGTAAAGTAGATGAGGTAATTAAGGACGTTGAGCGCGTCACTAACCGAAACTTAAAGCGGCGTTATGGCAATTAACATACCTATTTTTACGTCGTTTAGCGACGACGGCATTAAGAAAGCCCAAGCCGCATTTGGCAAAATGGGTACGGCTTTGCCGATCATTGGCGCGGCTATTGCAGCTACGGCGGGCGCGGCCGTCGCATTCGGCGTAAGCGCCGTAAAAGCTGCTTCAGATTTTAACGAAACAATCAGTAAAACCGAGGTTGTTTTTGGTGCTATTAGCGCCGAAGTAAAAGACTTTTCTAGGACAACCGCCCGTGAGCTTGGCATTAGCCGTACCGCCGCGCTTGACGCTGCCGCCACATTCGCTATTTTTGGCAAATCAGCCGGGCTAGCCGGTAAAGACCTAGCAACGTTTAGCACCGATTTTGTAAAGCTTGCCGCCGATCTAGCCAGCTTTAACAACACAAGCGTAGACGAGGCCATAACCGCGTTAGGCGCCGCGCTCAGAGGCGAAAACGAGCCAATCCGTAAATACGGCGTATTGCTGAATGACGCCGCGCTAAAAGCCGCAGCGCTCGAGCTAGGCATTTACCGAGGCACCGGGGCGCTAACCGCGCAACAAAAGGTATTGGCGGCTCAAAAGGTTATTTACGAGCAGACCGGCGACGCCCAAGGAGATTTTGCGCGTACGTCGGGCGGCCTTGCTGGGCAAATGAAAATCCTTAGCGCTACGGTAGACGACGTTAAAACTAATCTCGGCCGGGCGCTTATTCCGGTTGTGCAAACCGTCGTTACTTGGTTTAACACTCATGTTACGCCAGCCGTCGAGCGCGTAACCGCCGCGATTGGCGAGGACGGTTTTGGTGCTGGCGTCCAACAAATGATTGCCGAATTTAAGCGCGCTGGTTTGGACATTACGCCAATTCTAAAGGCAATTACGTTAGGCGTCGCTGGGTTTATCAATGTGCTTGCTCGAGTCGCACAAGTAGGTAAATCCGTTTGGCAAACCCTTAAAGGCGATCTTGTCGGCGCCGCCAAATCATTATCAGGCGCGTTTACCGAATTTATTGACGTAAACAAACTAGGCGCGCAATTTGACGCTTTTGCTCAACAAGTTTACGAGGCTGGCGGCCGTATGAGCTACGGCAGCTTTTATGCCAAACATTTGGCCGAAACCGCTAAAGATTTGGGCGGCGAAGTAGACATTGACAACCCAGCGGGCGCTGGTGGAAAAGTGAAGCGTTTTAGCGAGCTAGTGCGCGATGGTTTGCAGGACGCACTAACTAAAGCGGCTAAAGGTTTAGACGACGCTAAACAAGCGTTTGCCGATTTTGCCCAATCAGTAAGCGAGAGCATTACCAGCGCGCTTAATTTTGGCGACGCTCAGGACGCCGGCAAAGAAACCGGCGCGGGCTTCCTACAAGGGTTACGCGACCAAGTGGCCGGTATCGCTAACTATGCAACTAAGGTACGCGAGCTTTTGCGTATGGGCCTTAGCCAGCAAGCTTTACAACAAGTGCTTGACGCCGGGCAAGAGGCAGGCGTAGCTATTGCCGATCAGCTCATTGCGGGCGGCGCTACCGCTATCGCGGAAACTAACCAGCTTGTAGACAGCGCTAAAGCCGCTGGCGACGAAATAGGCCTTATGGCTGCTCAAAACTTTATGCAAGCCGGTATTGACGCCGCTAAGCACATGGTGGACGGCATAACGCAAAAGCTTAAAGAAATGACGCCCAAGCTGATGGCGCAAATGGACTCGATTGCGGCACGTATGAAGCGCACCGTAAACATTGACGTAGTAGTAACGGAACGGGTAAACCGCATCATTGCTGGTATTCCGGCTATGGCCGATGGCGGCATTGTGACCGGCCCAACGTTGGCGCTTATTGGTGAGGCTGGCCCCGAGGCCGTCGTACCGTTGTCTCAAATGTCCAAAATGGGCGGCGGTATTACGGTAAACGTCACCGGCGGTTTGGCCACTAGTGCCGAAATTGGGGAAGCCGTCGTCAATTCGCTGCGGCAATACAACCAAACGCAAGGCCCAATCCCCGTAGCGGTTGCGTAAATGGCCGCGGTAACTATCCCCAACGCGGGAACGTATGACCTACTTGTAGACGTCGGTTTTTTGGTCGATGGTTTTGTGCTTGACGACCCCGTAAAAGGCGTACTAAATAACACGCAATACGTGCTTGACGGCAGCACAAGCTACGCCAGCGTTGCCGAGGGAACACTTAACGTGTCGGTAAAACGTGGACGCCGCGACGAAAACGACGCTTTCACCAACGGCACCATGAGCTTTACCCTAAACGACACTTTGGCCGACGGCGTATTTAATCCGTTTGATGACGACCCAAGCAACCCTTATTACGACCAAGCGGCAGGCACGCCCGGTTTAGCGCCCGGTAGAGCCGTAAAGCTTGTTCGATACGACGTAAGCAACGTGGCACAAACGATCTTTTCGGGTTTTATTGTAAATTATGATTACCAATTTACGCTTGGCGGCCTCGACACCGTAACCGTATTTTGCGTAGACAACATGTACCGGCTAGCCCAAACATTTATTACCGGCCACAACCCAACAAAAGAATTTACCGGAACCCGCATAAACGCCATTCTCGACCGGGCCGGCGTCAATTACCCAACCGGCGCAGGCGCCCGCAACATCGCGGCCGGCACTGTAGAACTAGGCGGCGGCAGCCAATACGCCATAGCTGAGGGTACAAACGTAAAAGCTTATTTTGACCAAATCACTTATTCGGCCGAACGGGGCCGTATTTTTGTAGACCGTGACGGCGTGCTAGTCAGCCAAGACCGCATAGGCACCGTATCGGGCGCGCCCGAGCTTTATTTTAAAGATGACGGCACCGGCGCCAAATACAACGATCTAGAAATTTCGTTTCAGGCCGAGGACATTATTAACCGCGTAGCCATTACCCCGGCAGGCGGCACGCAACAGCTAGTAAACGACACAACCAGCCAAACCGAATTTTTTATTAAGTCTCTTTACATCGACGGCAGCCTTTTACACGACAACGCCGCCGCGCTAACGCTGGCCAACTACTTGCTTGAGCCAACGGCCGAACCACGGTTTACGTCCATCGCCACATGGTTTGGCAGCCTCACAACCAGCCAACGAGACACGGCCGCAACCCTTGACATAGGCGATTACATCGCGGTACAAAAATCCATTTTGGTTGGCGGCAGCCCATCGCCCATGGCTCAGGATTTAACTATTGAGGGTATTGAGCATCGCATCGAATTTGCCGGCGGCCACTCAACCCGTTATTTTACCGCGGTCGCGCAGCTCGTTTATTCGCTGCTGCTTGACGACCCGGTGTATGGCACCATGGACAGCTTTAACGTATTAGGCTAAGCCTTATGGCAACCCCTACTACCCTGCCCGGAAGCTTTTCTAGCGGGGCCGTTTTGACTGCGGCCCAAATGAACAATTTACGTGGCGCGTTTCGCGTTTTGCAAGTAGTTAGCACCACGCTTACCACAACCTATTCGGCTTCCGTTGCATCTGCTGGAGAAACCGAAGTGACTGGGTTGTCGGCAACCATCACACCGTCGGCAACATCATCAAAAATTTTGGTCATTGCAAATGTCAATAAAGGTACATACGGCAACTTTGCAATAAAGCGTGATACCACTTTGATTGGTGTCGGTGATACGGCGGGAAGTCGCATTAGGTCATCGGGCGGCAATCTTGGAATTGACGGCAACTGGGGTCCAAATCAAGCAATGCACGTTCTTGATAGCCCGTCAAGCACATCGGCCATCACGTACAAGATTTTTTTACGGCAACAACTTAATTCGACCGTGACTTTGTATTGCAACCGAAGCGATACCGATGCTGACTCAGCGTTGGCGGCTCGTTACGCATCCTCAATTACGGTCATGGAAATAAGCGCATGAGTACCGATTACGCAGCCGTTTTAACTAGCAAATACGCCGGTTCTATTTGGGCTTTGGCAGGCGACCATTACGATGGGCTTACATGGTTAAGCGATACGCCTAAACCAAGCCAAAAAGAACTAGACGCACTTTGGCCGCAAGTGCAATACGAAAACCAAGTAGCAGCGGTAGAAGCCGCACGCCTTATGGCTTACGAGCAACAATCTGACCCGGTTTTCTTTAAGTGGCAGCGAGGCGACGCTACCGAGCTTGAGTGGCGCGAAGCGGTCGCTAAGGTAAAGGCCGAAAACCCGTACCCGCCGGCGCCGTAATGCCATGGATAATGGAATTTTGGGCATTGTTATCGCTGGCGGCTTCTCTATTGTTGTGGCGCTCATTCATAAACTCATTAAAGACAACGAAACCGATCACGGCATTGTCCGAGACAGCCTCGACCGCATCGAAACAAAAATAGACGGCCACATTAAAGACCATGATTAAGCCATGACCGCTAAAGACAAAGCCATTATTGGCAGCTACGCCCGCAGCTTTCTAACCGGTGCGCTAACGCTTTACATGGCTGGCGAAACCGAGCCTAAAAAGCTTTTAGCGGCCGGTATCGCGGCCGTGTTGCCGCCTTTGTTGCGTTGGCTAAACCCTAACGATACGGCTTTTGGGCGTGGCAGCAAAGAAAGCTAAAAAGCCATCAGCGCGGCCCAAGCCGGCGCATTTGTCAGCCAGCCGGCCATACACCGGGTACGACGGTGACGGCACCGGGGTAACGCCCGGGCTAGCGGTTTTTATTCGTGAAGCGAACCGCCGTACCGCTGGCGCGTTATGGAATAACGGCGACTTTGGTATTCGACCAATGCGGGGAAAGACTACGCCTAGTGTTCATTCGACCGGGCGAGCCGTCGATTTGAGCTACCGCAAAATGCCAAACAAAGGCGTACCGAATGGCCGCGCCGTGTCCGAAGCGTTTATTAACAAGTGCTTGGAACACGCCAACGAAATAGGCATTGAGCTTGTTATTGACTATTTGCACGGGTTTGGGCGTGCGTGGCGTTGCGATCGGCAAGCGTGGAAAGTGTATGACAAGCCAACGGTATCGGGTGCGCCCGGTGGCGATTGGTGGCACGTGGAACTAAGCCCATTCGCGGCACGTGACCCGGAGAGGGTAAAAACCGCTATTTCTAAAGCTTTTGGAGACAATCCACCACAACCGTAAACCCATCGTTTAGGGTTGTCATTACCGACGAAAGGTAATCGACATGGCAGAAATACCAACGTTTGTTTACGAAACCTACACAACGGTTTTAGACAACGGCCAAGAGGTACTTTTTCAGCTATTCCGTGACCTAGACACCGGTGCCTTTCTTGACGCTCAAATGTGTTTTAGGACGTTTGGCGGCTCGTGGGGCGTGCCTTATCCACTAGAGAAACGGTAACCATGGACAACATAACTAAAATCACTTTGTGGGCTTGTGGCGTGGTTGTTAGCCTTTTTGGGCTGGCAGCTATGCCCGCTGACCCGGCCGCAATCGACAAAACCAATCCCCCGGTAACGACGATTTGGCAGCCGTACGAATACGGCGAGCTACCGGCCGAGGCCAGCAGCCCCGCATTGGCCCCTACCAGCACCGTAGAGGCGCCCAAAACGGCGTTTGACGTCTACGAGGCAGGCGAGCCCGTTACGACGTGCGTAGAGGCCGCTACGTTGGCGTTAGCTGCCGGGCTGCCTCACGATCAGCTCGAAACCGCTATGAAAGTGGCGGTACGCGAAAGCCGTTGCACAAGCGACGCCTACAACGCCTACGACACGGCCGGCGGCTCGTTCGGCATTTACCAAATAAACGGGTTTTGGTGCCGCCCAAGCACGTATTGGCCTAACGGCTGGCTGCAAACTAAAGGCATTTTAGACACATGCGAAATGTTGTATGACCCTTGGATTAATACAAAAGCCATGGTAGCCATTTGGCAAAATAGCGGCTGGTCGCCGTGGCATACTGCTAATGACTGATAATCACATACCCGACGAACTATTAAGCGAGGAAACCCGATACATGATTAACGAACAACT